TAAGGGAGTAAAATCTGGTAATGGTACTCCAATAAGGGGTGATAAACAAGGTGTAATAAAGAAGATGGAGTGGTTTCTTCGTATGTACCCCGAGTTTTCCAAAACTACTATTCTTAATGCTACTAAGGTTTACATTGATCAGATGAGACAGAAAGGCTATGTCTATATGACACAAGCTGATTATCTCATACAAAAAGACAATGGTTCAAAGCTAGCTGCATTATGTGAAGACTTTGACAATAAAACAGCACATATTGTAAAGTCAGGAGAACGTAGGATATGAGGATATACCAGAAGGTAAAGCAAGAAATTAAGAAGAACAAACAGCTGAGATTGGATGGAGGATACACCTGCATCCCTTTTGTTCTGTTGCCTAAACTGGGGCAAGTAGTACCAGGTATTGAGCAGGAAAAGTATTATCTTGTAACTGCTAACAGTAAAGTAGGTAAGACTAAGCTTGCTGACTTTTTGTTTGTTTACAATCCTTATGAGTTTGTAACAAACAAGCACAGTGATGTAAAGCTTAAGATATTCTACTTCTCATTAGAGGTAAGCAAAGAAGAGAAGCTTAGCCAATTCTACAGCTATCTGCTGTATAAGAATCACAACATTGTAATATCTCCAGAGAAACTTAAGTCACGCTTTGAGAACTATATTCTTGAAGATGATATAGAGAAAATCTTGGATACTTATGATGCTGAGATGGATAAGTTTGAGTCTATGGTAACTATTATAGACAATGTGAAAAATCCCTTTGGTATTTACAAACACATGAGGGATTATGCATATAGTAATGGCGTACATTATGATAAAGATGGTAATGTCATTCCTGTAGAAGCATTGTTAAGTGATAACCCACAGACTAAAGAGAAGGCTAATCTTGCTATAGCTGACTATAAGGCTAATGATCCTAATGAATATGTGATTATTGTAGTAGACCACTTGAGTCTGTTGCATACTGAGAAAGGCCAGGATTTATGGACTACCATCTTTAACTTTAGTAGTAAGTATTGTCTTGCTATGCGTGACAGATGGAGATATATTCCTGTAGTTATTCAGCAGCAAGCTGCAGATCAAGAGAAACAACAATTCACTTTCAGAGGTGATAGTATTATTGCAAAGCTTAGACCAAGTCCTGACGGTCTAGCCGATTGTAAACTTACACAGCGTGATGTAAATGTAATGTTTGGTTTGTTTGCTCCTCATAGGTACAAGATTGAGAACTATGAAGGGTATGATATAGACAAACTAGGAGACAATTACAGAGAGTTCAATGTAATGTTAAATCGTAATGGTTCAGGATTTATCAATATAGACTTATACTTTAATGGGGCTTCTAACTTCTTTAAAGAACTTCTTCCAGCTGAAAAAATGGAAGAAAAGCACTACAAATCAATTGCAGCAATCAACGCAACAGCTAAGTAGCCTTAATCCTGAATTTACAGAAGAAGAAGTTACTCAAATGCTTGCAGACTTACGTAGAGACTTAGATGCTTATAAAAACAGCATAATTAAGTTTAAAGAAGAAGTAGAAGACATTACTGAAAGTTTCAAGAATAACATTAGTACTACTATAGACATGGTAGATACTTTTGAACCTACAGCTCCTGTCTTTATTACTCGTAAGATGGACAGTATTCTTGACTTTATTAATTCTTGCGATCCTTTGACTAAGGATAGAGTACTAGATGCATTGAAGAGTTCTTCTGCAGATAAAGCTTTATTCCTGACTGCTGTAAAAGATGATGTAAAGACTTATGTAATTCTCATGAACATAACCAGTCTTCCTGAAGAAGAAGGATTAGCCTTGGCTTATTCTACTGATCTGGACACTCTGAGTTATTTTCTTGCAGAGCTGACTACTCTTAGCGAAGATGACGTAAAAAATGAATTTAAAGATGGCAAAGAAGAGTAAACTTGAACTACTAGACTGTGAACGAGTAAATGACCTGCTTATAGATGAATGTAACAGGATTAAAGAGTTACTTGTAAAGAAGAACACAGATTATAACAATTCCTTGTATGCTAAAGCTCCTTTATTTGAGATTGACCCAAGAGTAGGGTTGATGGCTAGAATAAATGATAAGCTTAACAGAATAAAGCAAGTAGGATTGACTGATGCTACTGAAGACAGTCTAGATGATCTTATAGGTTACCTCATCCATTTAAAGATTACTAACAACCTAAATAAATAATCATGATTACAATTAAAGACAAGTCACTGGGCAAGTACAGTGTGGTAGAAGACTTTCAAGGCCTTAAGGTTCTTGATGAAACTGGTAAATCTCTGGTAAAAGTAGGTGCATTTGAAGAAGCTCTGAGGTATATTGCCTCTAGACTTATCCTAGACAATGATGCTACTTATACTTTATGCGAATATACTCGTAAGAAGAAAGAAGTGTATGATGCTATTGTAGCAGCTCAAGAGGCTGATCAACAGGTAATTCCTTTTGAAGAAGTACAATAATCTTAAAATGTGTATAGATGTCTGACAAAATTGTAAAACACGAACAAGACACAGCTGTAATGCCCCGCAACGAGATGGAGCAATTACAGTTACTTATTGACTCTAAAGTCTTGCCTGCAAATGTCAAGACTATAGAACAGGCCTTTGCTATTGCTCAGTTCGGTAAGGACTTAGGCATGAAGCCTATGCAGGCTTTTCATCAAGTATATTCTATTCAAGGTCGTCTTGCTCTTAGTTCTAAAGGTTTGGGTGCTATGTTGTGGGCCAATGGCATCCAATATAAAACTTTACAGGACTTTGAGAAAGTTGACAAAGGAGACGGTAAGAGTGATTTTATTACTACGATTGAGTTTTATCGTGGTAAAGTCACAGATCGTGCTTCATTTTATTGGTCTGATGCAGTCCGTGCAGGATGGACTACAAAGGATAACTGGGTTAAAATGCCTGAATAGTTTGGGCATTTAAAATTGGGTGAATTGCTGGAAAGCTAAGTCAGAAATGATATGCCAATCAGCAGCCAAGCTACTGAAAGTCAATTAGTAAGTAGAAGGTTCAACGCATAGACAGTGAGTAGACTAAACAATAATCTGTCCACGAGTGCCCAACATTGAATATATTCTATTATCTTTGCATTATGGATAATATCTTATGCATAGAAGAGGTTTGGAAACCAGTTGTAGGTTATGAAGGTTTATATGAAGTATCTAATTTAGGAAAAGTTAAATCTTTACCTAAAAAAGGTTTTAAAAAAGAGGTGATTAGAAAAACAGGCATGGATGTAAGGAATGGGTATGTAACAGTAATGCTACGTAAAAATAATATTCCTTATACAAAAAGAGTTCATTCTCTTGTAGTAGAAGCATTCTTAGGAATAAAAACTACTAAAAAATTAGTCGCTAATCATATAAACGGTATAAAAACAGATAATAGGTTAGAAAATTTAGAAGTAATTTCTCAAAAAGAAAATATCAAACATGCTTTTAAAGTAGGATTAGTTAAAGTACCTACTAAAGATGCACGATATAATTCTGTAATAAAGGAAAAAGATTTCCCTAAATTATTAGAGTTATTTAAGACTGATATGACTTCTAAAGATATAGCTAAATTATTTGGAGTAAATCCTACAACAATTAGTAGAATAAGAACAGGTAAGAGACGCTCTTACTTATTCAATGGTGATATATGCTGAACTTATAGGAAACTATAAGAACTAAAGGATAAAAAACCTTTAGGGTAACAAATTGAAACATATGTTATACGCAAGATGTCTTGCTCTAGGTGCTCAGCGTATTGCACCAGACAAGATCCTTGGTCTGTATACTGTAGAAGAAATGGTAGATGTAACCAATGCCCCTGGTGTATCTATCAATGATGAAGGGGAAGTAACAATTAATCAGTAAGCTATCATGGCACAGAAAGAAGTATCAATGGGTGCATTTATTGCAGCCCGCAAAGAAGGAAAGACTGTAAAAGAACTTTCAGATCAGTTTGGCATCTCAGCAGCTAGTTGCAAAAGCATTATCAAGCAATTAGATCTGCCTAAGCGTGCAACTAAACCTGGGTTCGTACTTGTGAATGACGTAAATCAAACTTCTATCTAATTATGGCATACGGTAGTAAAACAACCTCAGACGGCAAACAAATTTCAGCTGATGAGACACGTACAAGTCCTCTAGTAGGCATTGTTAATGACTGCACCATTAAAGGTGTATTTGAATTGAATGAAGATAAGTCTGTGGCTAGTATCACTTTTGTGCAGCCTAATGGTACAGAGATTACTCACAAAGAGTGGTCTAGTACTGACCCTGCAGGTATTGATGATACTAATCGTCGTGTAAAGCACATCTGCACTAAATTCATCGGAGAAGCAATGTACAATGCTATTCCTGAGGCTACTAGCTTTGAAGATTTCTTCAGTAAAGTAAATGAAGCTATTGCAGGAAAAACTGATGGTAAATACCGTGTATTGTTTCACTATAACAATAAAGGTTATGTGACTATACCAAGGTATCCTAACTTTATTGAGTCTATGACTACCAACCCTACCCGCATCACAGTCAGCAAGTATGTAGCTGATAGGCTTGTAAAGCCTACAGCTCCTAAGCCTGATCCAGAAATGGACATGTCTGCTGATGCACTTCCTTTCTAAGTGTCTTTGTGTTTCTATTATTAGTTAGATTAGGGGCGGGTAAAACCGCCCCTTAATCTTTATACTATGTACGGCAAACCAGTAAAAGAACTTACAATAGATGAGATTCTATCTAGAGTCTCAGAATGGGACTTATGGTCTTATTATATCCCTGGTGTACAGCTCAAGAAGAAATTCAAGAGTCCACTACGTAAGGATGAAGAGCCATCTGCTTCCTTGTTTGTAAACAGACAAAACTCTATACTTTTTAAAGACTTTGGTACAGGTCAAACAATGAATATCTGGTCTTTCCTGCAGGCTAGATACAATGTTACCTTTAGAGAAGTTTTGTTACTGGTTAACAATGACTTCAATCTAAAACTAGGTAGTAAAACCCTGAAGATAAAGCCTTCTATGGAACTCTTTGGAGTAGTTACTAACCATGTAATAGAGCAAAAGGAACCTAGTACCATTAAAATAAAGAGTAGACCTTGGTCTTTAAAGGACAAAGAGTACTGGGGACAGTATGGACTTACCGTATCATTCCTAGACTCTCATAATGTAAAACCTTTACAGAACTATTGGGTCAATGATTATTTAGTATACTGGCATTCAGACAGTAACCCTGCATACAGCTATGAGTTTGGACGAGGTAAGAGGAAAGTGTACAGTCCTTTTGCTAAAAAGTTCAAGTTCCTTACTAACGCAGGAGATAAGACAATCCAAGGCCTGGATTATCTTCCTAAGACTGGAGAATGTTTAGTAATTACAAAGAGTTATAAAGACGTCCTTGTGTTACAAAGTCTTGGTTATCACTCAATTGCCCCACAAAGTGAGTCTATGACCATATCATCTGAGATGATAGATAATCTTAAAAGTAGGTTTAAGCACATATATCTGTTGTATGATAATGATGCTACAGGTAAAAAGTACAGTAAAAAACTTTGCGAGCAATATAGGCTTATGTCTATATTTGTTCCAGAGCCTATTAAAGATATATCAGACTATAGAAAAACATACGGTATAGTCAAAACAGTAGGTTTGCTAAAAGCCCTTCTAGATGAAGACAGAGAAAGAGAAGAAGTCACAAAAGGTAATTCGTTCTAGGCCTAAGCCTAAGTCTCCTAACTCAGGAGCAAGGGCAAGAAGAAAAGGACATACGTATGAGCGTAATATTGTCAAGTTCTTTAAGGATCTAGGATTTGAGCAAGCCAAAACTAGTAGACTAGGAAGCAGATTGCTTGATGCTGCAAAGGTGGATATATGTGATATACCATTCAATGTACAATGCAAGGCAGTCGAAGCGCACATAGATTATTACAAATTGACTGAAGAAATTACAGCTGAGGTCAATAAACTTGTGCCTAAGAGAGCAGAGTATCCTGTAATAATCTTTCACAAAAAGAACAAGAAGACTAACATAGTAATGACTATGGAAGAGTTTAAGAAGTTCTTTAACACAATGTGGAGTAACAAATTAATTTATGACCATTACGTTTAGTAGTCAGTACAAAAGAGAATGCTACGATGCATTCAGATATTCTCCATATATTAATAAAGTCATGGAGTCTCTGGATAGTGGTAATTCTCCTAATCTTAGGTCTTACATGGATGCATCTATTGATGATTTACAGAATGAGATAAATCAGCCAATAGGTGATGGTGAGCATAGCATCCATAATAGCAGAGTACAACAACTTAGATTGATGTACTCTAGCTGGTATAAGTTATTTGAATTATTGGAAAGTCAAGACACAACAGAATATGAACTACTTCCAAATACCAGCAATTAGTAATTC